TCCACCACATTGGCTACTTCCCCGAGGTCGAAGAGCAGCTGATGGCCATGCTACAATCTGGCTACGTTGGGCTGAGATCTCCCGACCGAGCTGACGCAGTAATCTGGGGCTTCACCGAGCTGTTCCCGAAGATGACCAAGAAGGAGCACGGCCCGAGCATCCCGCCGACGATCAACGTGGCACCCAGGTCAGCCAGGTCCCACAAGTACGCCCAGAACCCGAACGTCAAGATCAACACCCAGTCGGGCAGGGCCACCAAACGCAGGATCCGGAGGAAGATATGAAGACGATTCACAAGTACCCGCTGATGCAGGCGGCAGAGCAGACCATCAACTCGCACGAGGGCGCCGAGTTCCTGGCGGTCCAGGTCCAGAACGACGAGGCCTGCCTGTGGGTGATGGTGGATCCAGCCAACAGATCCTGGTCCTACACGATCCGGATCTATGGCACGGGCCACCTGGTGTACGAGAAGCACCTGGTTCACCTGGGTACTTTCCAGCTGTTGGAGGGCCGGTTCGTTGGCCATGTCTTCCTGGACCTGCCGGTATGATTCTCATAGCGATGGAGGATGGCCGCGGGATCAACCCAGCCGGCTGCAAGATCTACATCAACCCCGAGCAGGTCACCGGCCTCGAGGAGGCTGGCAACGACACGACCTCGCTACGGACCACGAGCTACGTCTGGTTGGTCAAGGGTAAGGTCGACACGGTAGCGGCCATGCTGATGATGCCCGAGATGCTGGACCGAGCCGGCATCAAGTACGACCAGCTGGATGAACTCGAGGAGATGATCAAGGAGAAGTTCGCATGACCAGGTGGAAGCAATTCAAGTACCGACTCTCAGCCATGCGCCTCGGCTGGCGCAACCCCGAGGCGATGTTCGATTCTGTTGCCCTGAAGATGGCCATGGACCGCAGCTACCTGACCGGCGAGTGCTACCTGCTGAGTGCCGAGCCATATCAATCCGGTCCCTACACGATGGTGATGCCGAAGTTCCAGGCGCTCGGCATGGGCGAGATGACTGCGATGGAGAGATTGTCATGAGCGATCTAACCGAGGAGATCTGCGCGATCGCTGAATCCATCGAGAAGCAGATGCCCGACTCAGCCGCAGTGCTGGACCGCCTGGGCGATGCCGTTGGCAAGATCGAGCAGTGGACCAAGGCCTACCCCCGAGATATTTTCATCCCGATGACCAGTGAGGACTGGAAGGAGCATCACGAGATCCTGAAGGGTGCGACTCGATCCGGATCCGCTGCAGCTGCCGACTCGATGCGTCACGTTTGCCAGGGCATCCAGAAGATCCTGGACGAGGTCATGCCATGAAATACTTCCACCGGATCGGTGACTACTTCGACACCACGCCAGTGCGCCGAGAGCTGAAGGCCCAGCCATTGCTCTGGGGCAAATCGCCCAGGGTGATGTTCCCTGGATCCCCGCATGCCGACACCGAGGACATCATCCTTCGAGGTCCGGTCGGCCAGCACACGGACACGATCCAGGAGCTGCATGTCCAGCTGGAATGCGAGGACTACCCAGCTGCCGAGCTGATGCCGAAGACTGCCATGCTTGCCGAGAACCTGGCGTACCTGCTCTCGAGCGATGAGATGCGCCACCTGGATTCACCGCTGCGCCTGGGCCGTGTGATCATGACCAAGATCCCACCAGGTAAAACGATCCACCCGCACCGCGACGAGGGTCCGGTCCCTGAGTTCTATCGACGGTTCCACCTGTGTGTCGAGGGCGGCGAGTTCAACGTCTTCATGATCGAGGGTGAGGTCCAGGCAATGGAGTCCAGTGAGATGTGGGAGACCGATGTCAGGATGATGCACACCGTGATCAACCTGATGGAAGAGGACCGGATCCACCTGATCGTGGACATCGAGCGATGAGCCTGGATGACTGGGCCAAATGCACTCCGCTCTACGGCAGCGTCAAGATCCGAACCGAACCTCGCGAGGATCCCCGAGATCCCTGGGCGATTCAGTACTGGGGATGGGCCGAGCATTACGATGACCGTGGTCGCCTGGTGAAGAGAACCGAACCCGAAATGTACAGCAGGATAGTGATGAGATGAGCATGCACCGCAAGAACAAATGCAAGGACGGTGCGCGATCGCGTAGCGACTATTCACCCTGGTTCTGGCCGAGTGTCCGCAGACGCAGACGGCGCCGTGACATTGCCAAACTATCGAGGAGAGCAAACCGATGATCACCTACCAGGTCGAGAAGTGGGACGACTGCTATGAGGAGGCCATCCCGATGCTTCACGCGCACTACGCTGAGATTGCCACCGACAAGGCGATCAAGCCGCTGGATCCAGATCTCGACAAGTACCAGGAGCTGGAGAAGGCCGGCATGCTCCGGATCTTCACGGTCAGGATTGAACCCGACAACCTGGAAAGCGACCTGCCCAGGTGCGATGGCCGGCTGATCGGCTACTTCGTTTCGATCATTGCCAAGGGCCTGCACTACCAGCAAACCACCCTGGCCATCAACGATATTATGTATGTGGACCCAGCCTATCGAGGCACGACTGTGAGCTACCGGATGATGAAGGGAGCAGCCCTGGATCTAAAAAACCTTGGAGCTGACATCTTGACGATACACATGAAGACTGATTACCCTTTCAGATCTCTACTCGAGAAACTCGATTTCCACCTAACTGAAGAGAACTGGGAGCGCGTATTGTAATGGCAATGAACTACGGCGGCGGCAAGAGTAAGCGGAAACAACCTGGCACATATCACACCAACAAACCAGCAGGCGGCAACTTCGATGAAGGTATGCAGTCTGGATTTGGCAACAACAAGGGATCACGCCGCGAGTCGGCTGGTCTGAAGAACGATGATGGCGGTGGCGGTGGCAAGTTCATTGACACTTACAACGACAAGTCAGGCGATGGCCATGGAGGAGCACCGAAACCGTTGAGGTCTGGCGCTCGTAGGGGATAGGTCATGGCAAAGGACGACCAGCAGCGAGGCCGACCGGCGAGACCTGCCAGTGGCCGGCCAGGTTCCAAGAACTATGAGCCTGCCAGGGCAGCCACCGGCAGCTTTCGGAAGACGACCAGGGACAGAGGCTACACTAAAACCAAAGGATTCGATTACAAGGGAGGAGTTGATAAAGATAAACCATTCGTAGCCGGCGCCAACATCCTCGATGCCCAGGGCAAGTCCACGAAACGAAAGAGTTTCAGTGACTATCTCAAGTCCACTGGCAACCGCGCCGACGATCCACGCAACTGGGAGTTCCACTACAAGCCATCTCGACCAGGTTTTGAAACCAGGCGGGTGGGTAAGGATGGTCGAGAGGTCAGCCGCGCACCAGAGAACAAAGGGAGGGCTATGAAAGCGGCCCGACAAACGGGCAAGGAAGTCTACGAGACCCAGAAAATCGAGTACGAAACCCAGGGCATTATCCAAGGCACCGACCAGGCTGGCGCGATCGCGAAGGCCAAAAGAGGTGGCAGGTTTGGGTCCACCAAGGTGGCCGCGAATGTCGCAGCTCAGAAGCAGAGAGGCAGACGCAGGGCAGGTGGTGGCGCTGCAGTTCAAGGCGGCGGTCCCTTCGACGCAAAAGCACAAACCAAAACATCGAGGATTGCATAATGGCAGCAACAGCAGTGATGGCCGCAGTGTCGGCATACAGTTCCTACTCGAGCAGCAAGCAGGCCGCGAAGGGGAGGGAGCAAGCCGAGCGACAGTCCAAGCAAGCCAGGGCAGACGCATTGAAGGCTGAGAAGGAAGCCACAGCCAAACAGGAAGAGGAAGCCAGGAAGCTGGCCGAATCAACACCGACCGGATCCATGAGCACGACATCCAGGATTGCAGCTCAGAAAGCAATCGCGATGCGCCGTGCCGGCACTGGTCGAGCAGGTACGGTACTCGACAAAACTTCAGCCCTGGGCTAAGTCATGACGATGTCGCCTGGCATGCTCCGACAGTTCTCTCGAGAGCGGTTCGAGAAGCAGTATCCTGTGCTCAGTCTATGGCAGGAGCTGGCTGAACACTTCTACCCCGAGCGCAACGATTTTCTCCGGACCCATTTCATTGGCGAGGAGCTGACCGACAGCCTGGCCAGTTCACGACCGCTGCTGATTCGACGCGAGTTGGCCAACAGCCTCGAGGCCATGCTCCGTGATGGCGAGTGGTTCTCGATCGGCATCGAGGGCGAGGCAGATCACGAGGGCAAGATGTGGCTCGAGTGGGCGACCAAGCGATTGATGATGCTGATGAACCAGCGCAATGCCAACTTCCGCAGGGCCACCAAGGAGATGGACAACGACTACATCACCTTTGGCAATGGCGTCATGTCGATCGAACTGAATCGCCAGATGTCCGGACTCCTGTTTCGCACCTGGCACATGAAGGACATCGCCTGGTGGGATGACGAGAATGGCCAGGTCGACGGCGTGGTCAGGAAGGAAGACCTCGCTCTGTACAAGATGGCTCAGTACTACGGCGTCGATAACATGCCGCTGGCCCATCAGAAGAAGCTGAAGGAGACCCCGTTCCACGAGGTACCGATCCACCACTTCGACATCACTTCCATGATGTACGGAGATGCACAAATCCAAAGCAGATTCCCGCGGGTCCTGATCACTCTCGACCTGCAGACCGAGACCATCATGGAGATCGGAGGCAGCATGTCACCGAGATTCATCGTGCCTCGATTCCAGACCATTGCTTGCAGCCCGTATGCTTACTCGCCTGCAACTGTGGTAGGTCTCCCAGACGCTCGAACCCTTCAATCGATGACACATACACTTCTGGAAGCTGGGGAACGTCACGCGAGACCGCCTATTATTGCGACCGAGAATGTTATCCGAGGAGATGCGAATCTCTACCCTGATGGCATCACGTTCGTGAGCGAAGATTACGATGAACGCCTGGGCGCCAGCCTGCGGCCACTGACCCAGGACATCAAGGGATTCCCTGCCGGCCTGGAAATGCGGGACGACATTGTCGAGGTCCTGATGTCAGCGTTCTACCTCAACAAGATCAACATGCCCGATGTCGGTCGCGAGATGACCGCCTACGAAGTGAGCGAACGGATGAAGCAATTCCGCAGGGAGAACCTGCCGCTGTTCGCACCGATCGAGCACGAGTACTCGGGCCGCATGTGTGAGCTGGCTTTCGAGACAGCGATGAAGCACGGCTTCCTGGGATCTCCCCAGGACATACCGAAATCCCTGCTCGGCCAGGACATTCGATTCAAGTTCGAGTCACCATTGTCCGAAGCCGACGAGGAGAAGAAGGTCCAGCAGTTTGGAGTCGTCGCCGGTCTCCTCGAGACAGCAGCGCAGGCAGATCCTGCCGTGACCAACCATGTCGATTTTGGCATCTCACTACGCGATGCAGTCCAGGGATCCGGAGCACCGGAGAAATGGCTGCGTAGCCTGCAAGATGTGAAGGCCATGACCGAACAACAACAGCAAGCAGCAGCAGCCCAGGCGACAAGCCAGGCAGCAGTTGCGGGAGAAGCAGCGTAATGCCAGGAAGAAAACCACCACCCAAGAAACGTCCAGTAATGCCCAGGCGCCGTAGGTACTGAGATGCCATACGAAGAGGTGAAACCACAACGTCAAGGCATCCCTGGTGGCGCCGACACACCGAAGCCCGATGTCGGTGGCCAGCAGGACAAGTCCGACGAGGCGACCAACCTGTCGAACCCGTATGACGTCCAGGGCAATGGCTTCAAAAAGCACAGGGATATGACACCAATATGAGGTAACAATGGCCAGGGCCAAAAAGCAAACCGATGTCTTCGACGTCCCAGCGTTAGAACGACACGAACTCGTAGCACTCCAGATGTGCTTCGATGAGAAAGAGAACGCCGAACCCGAACAGCAGGCAATAGCGATCCGAGCAATCATCGGGAAGATCTGCTTGTACGACATCCAGGCATACCAGGTGGGGTCGTTTGACGAGACCGCCTTCCTCAATGGCCGCGTATTTGTCGGCAAAGAAATCCTCCGTCAATGCCGAGCACCAATCGGTGAGATGGATGCACAACTAAAACAGGAGAAAACCCAGTGAAATTCATGAACAACAGGTGGCACAGTGGCCACGTTTACAGAGCAGAAGCCGGCGACGATGGCGGTGATGGAGGCAGTGGTGGAGATGGTGATGGAGGCGGCGATGGCGGTGGCGGTGACGGTGACGGTGACGGCGATGGTGGTGGCGATGGTGATGGCGGCGATGGTGGATCCGGTACCGGCGACACCTGGCGCACCAACCTGGCCGGCGACAACAAAGACTGGGGTACGCGCCTCGAGCGTTACACCGACCAGGATAAATTCATGGAGTCAGCGTTCCAGGCACACGACAAGATCCGAGCCGGCGAGGTATCGCTTGGCCTACCCGAGGATGCAAGCGAAGAGCAGGTCAGCGACTTCCGTATCGCCAATGACATCCCGCTCAAGGCTGACCAGTATGACTTCACTGGCGCCGACCGTGAGCTGAGTGAGATGGATCTCGAGATGCTGGGGCCGGTGTCGGAGGTCGCGCACAAGTACAACATCTCCCAGGAAGCCCTGACTGAATTGATGGGTACCTACATGGGTGAGACCGACAAGATCGTGGAGCAGATGCATGTCCAGGACAATCTCGATTCCCAGGAGTTCACCAAAATGGCGAAGGAGAACTGGGGGCCTGAGTACCAGGTCAACATGAACCGAGCCACCAACCAGATGAACCTGCTACCGGAGTCAGTCCGTGATGGGATCAAGCAGGCGAAGATGCCTGATGGCCGTGGCATCATGAACTGCCCCGAGTTTATGACCTGGTTGGTCAATGTCGATCGTTCCATCACTCCGATGGATCCGATCAAGGGTGGCCAGGAGGCTACGCTGAACGATGCGCGGCAGGTGGTAGCGAAGGCGAAGGACCGCATGCGCGATGATTCGGTTGGCTGGCACAAGGACAACAAGGCACAGGCCGAGTACATGCAGGCCCAGACTATGATTGACCAGTTCGAGGGTTCGCAGTAAACTACTGACCAGCCTGGGTTTTCTCAAGTAATCGGCCCAGGCCTTGACCCCGCTCCAGTCGTATGGACAGCGGGGTTTTTTTATTGAGCAACTGGACCCCGATGTTCTCGAGCGGGGTCCTGCGGATCCTTGGCCATGTGACTCGCTGATTCCGCGTCAATCCCCGCCCAGGTTTAGCGGCCTGCAAGCGGGGATTTTTCTTCTGGCTCGAGGGTTGCACATTTCCGGATCTATGATCTACACTTCACTTCGACGCTGAAGTCTGACCCTTGACCTCAATGAGTCGGCCCCGAACACCACGGCCTCCCCGACAGACCTGACAGTAAAGCCTCCTCAAACCAAGCGGTTAACTGACCACTAACTGAACAGGAGCAATCTATGGCTGATACAGCCTTCCAAGAAATGTTTCGCCAGGAAGTCGTCATGGGATTTGAGAAGGGCCAGAGCTTGGCTCGTCGCACCACCACTGTGGAAACTGAGATCAACGGTAACGAAGCTACGTTCCTGGTCGCGGATTCCGGAGGTGCAACCGCAACTACTCGTGGCGTGAATGGTGACATTCCGACTCGCCCCGATAACCTGAACCAGTTCACCGCGCTCTTGCAAGAGTGGCACGATGTTCCGGAACGCACCAGATTCAACATCTATGCGTCCCAGGGTGATGGTCGTCGGATTATGCAAGAGACCTCGATGAAGGTCATCAACAGAAAGATCGATGATGACATCTACGAGGAACTCAATACCGCCTCCACTACCTGGACAGGTGGCGCAGCAGCAGCAACCGTAGCACTGGTTTCAGATGCAAGGACTATTCTCGCGAATAACTTTGCTCTGGATGAAGAGCCTTTCGCTATTATCACGCCTGCCTTCTGTGGCCAACTGATGGGCTTTCAACAGTTCACTTCAAGCGACTTCGTTAACCTGAAGGGCTTCGAGAATGTAAGTAAATCTCGCGCCTTCAACTGGTACGGCGTCAACTGGATTGTGGACGCAGGCCTGCCAGGCACAGGGACCGCGACTGCGGATTGTTTCATGCATGCGAAAGCGGCCATTGGCCATGCATGCGATATTGAAAACATCCGCACCGAGGTGGGCTACGACCGTAAGAACGACAAGTCGTGGGCCAGGGCTACAACCTTCATGGGATCAAAGCTGTTGCAGGATATTGGAGTGGTCAAGATGACCCACGATGACACAGCCGCCTTCCCTGTTAACACCACATAAGGGGGTTGATAACATGGCTTACAATACTAATGACTTGAACCTTATCCAGGCGAATGTCGGTCACGAAGGTGGTTCCGTTTGGAACT